CTCGCTGGCGCTGCCCAGCTGTTGCTCGTTTTCAGGAACCTGATCCTGGAGGCTAACACAGACCACGGCCTGGGGAACGGAGTCCCGGAGCACGGCCACGAAGCGATTGGCGCCCACCCGGAATTCACGGGGTATGTGCGGTCTCACGGGATCGTCTGCCAGCAATTCTAGCAGAGAGTCCTGTTGATCTCGCACAATGTTCAGCATGATATAGATACTTAGCATACTGAACAAAATCGGCACAGTTATCGGCGCCCGGGTCGTTCCCGGATCTGGTCCAACACTTCACGACCTATCAGCCCCAGTTCGATTTCTTTCAAGGCAGTGCTGCGGTCGGTGTATTGGGGAGGAACCAGGGGTGTGGCTCCGTCACGCAGCTGGCGCAGTCGAGCCGCTGCAATCAAGACCAGATCATAACGACTGCCTACCTGGGCCACAGCTATCTCGCTGGTTAGATTACGATCCATTGCTGGCTCCTGTGTCTCGGATAGCGGGCCGACGGCTGGTGCGGAATTTCAGAGCCGAGAGTTCGGCGTCGATCATGAGGCGTTTGACTTCGTTGCGATTGCTGCCGATCGGCATAGAGGCCAACACGGTTTTGAGCTGTTTGCTCATGCGGTAGTTTTTGTCAGCTTTCATACATGGTCATAAAAAATAAACATTGTAGACTATGTATGCCGCTAGGTCAAGTCGTTTGGGCCAAATAGCCAACCAAATTTCAATAGCTTTTGCCTATTGGGTTCATAGAAAAATATTCGCTGTTTGGAGCTAGATTTTGTGATTTTGCTTCATATATAATAGCGAACATGTTGCAGGACAACATGAAACCAATTTACCAAGGAGACCGTATGAAAACAGTAGGAGATCGAATCGAAGCATTTGCAGTGACCGGCGTCCGGCCTGGCTTTACTTCGCCTGATGGTGCCTTTGAGACCATCACCCAAGACAGCTTTCCTGGCAAGTGGAAAGTGATCGTGTTCTACCCCAAGGACTTCACTTTTGTGTGCCCCACTGAAATCGTGGCCTACGATCGTTTGAACCAGGACTTCGCAGATCGCGATGCTGTGTTGCTCACAGGCAGCACCGACAACGAGTTCTGTAAACTGGCCTGGCAAGCTGCACACCCGGACCTGAAACAGATACGCCACATGCAGTTCGCCGACACCCTGCGTGGGAACTGGGAGGGTGACCAGTTCGTGAATCTCAGCTTGGCTGAACAGTTGGGCGTGTTCAATCACCAAGTTGGTGCCGCTCTTCGCGCTACGTTCATCGTGGATCCCGACAACGTGATCCAGCATGTGACAGTGAACAACCTCAACGTGGGTCGCAGCCCCGAAGAAACCCTGCGTGTGCTGGACGCTTGCCAGACTGGCGAGCTGTGCGCCTGCAACCGCGCAGTGGGCGGCGAAACTCTATAACAGTTTTTGGTTTTTTCACCTGATAGAGATCCGGCAGTAAATAATTGATGTCGGATCTCTATCACCAAACCTACCAAGACGAAATCTTCGTCAAGAGCCAGTGCATCTGGCACGAAAATACCCTGGTAGATTTTATACGCCATAATCTCATAGCCCTGGGATGGCAGCAGGACCCTGAGCAGATCAGACGCTGGACTCGTGGCAGTCGGCAGGTGATTGTATGCCTGGTAGACGATATCTTTAGCTGCAACCACGATGGAAGCAACACTGCTTATCAGTTCTCACCGGACACACTGGTCATAACCGATAACTGGATTTCAACGCCCACAGTGTATCAGGTAGCACGAGTGCCCAATAGTTTTTTTGGCATTTATCACCATGACCCCAGCGATCAACTCTGGAAACCGGATCGTAGATTCTGTTTTAGTCAACGCAGGATCGATAGCAAACGACTGGAACTGTTCCTGGAGATCATGTACCGGGCACACGACGTTCCAACTCGCGATCGCCTGGATTATGTGAACATGAACTGTTGGTCCTGGGACAGCCCCAACCAAACTGATCAAGATCTCCGGGAGAATTTCCTACGTGCGTTTGACAATCTCAATGATGCTGCTCGATCCACATATTCCCATTTGAGGGATAGGTTTGCTCAAGACATGCCCCTGCGCAATCATACTCTCACTCACGAGCAGATGCATGTAAGCGCCTGGATCAACACCGTGGTAGAAACTTATAGTTCAGACAATACCATAGCGTTCAGTGAAAAAATATTCCGGGTGCTGTGCTTGCCTGTGCCCTGGATGATCTATGCTGGTCGTAATGCTGTGGCCTACCTGCGCTGCCTGGGATTTGATGTCATGCATGATGTAGTGCAACACAGATACGACACGCTGTGCGAGCAACAGACTCTGGCCTACGGTGACAAGCCAGTGGACTGGATCTATGAGGCAACCGAGACGGTGGACCGTCTCAAGAGCCTGCCATTTGCCGATCTATCTCAGAGATGCGCCAAGGCCGCTGCCCACAACAGATCTCAGCTGCTGGCCATGCGGCAGCGGTGGCCCGGAGATTTTGCCCAGTGGTGGGCTCAGTTGATGCCCCAATTGCAATGACTGCCGTGTATTGGCCAACGGTCACGGTACCTGCCTATGAGCAGAACCAGATCTGGAAAGCAATGAGTCATGATGGTCAGCACTTGATCTTTTATCATGACAACATGCCACAACATGAGATTGCCAGGGTACTCACCCTAGACACCGCTTGTGCTCGAGCCAATGATTGGCTCACGCAAGACCAGTTGTTTCGGCCTGGGCCACACGCCAATGAAGTGGCCAACCTGGTGCGCATCAATCTTTGCTATCACAGCCTGACACAGCTGGGCAATGTCAAGCCCATGTTGTTGCAGTATCTGGGGCATCGTCCACTGCAAGCAGCCACGGGTGGCACTCGTATGGCCGCGCTGGAATTGATCCAGCATGACATACCCATAGCCTGCTTTATCAGCACACATCGGCGCTGGGCCCATGAATGGACACACCTAGAGCCAGTGACTGACTGGACCAGATTCTGCGAGTTGGCGGGTGCCGAAGTCTCTAGCCAGATCACGCTACGTGCCACTGATCAGCATGCACACTATGGACTGGACTGGTATGAGGTATCCATAGACCGTGTGCAGGTGCCCGGCGATCTTCAGTGTCTGGGGGCCTTGCGCAGTTATCTGGCGCAACAGCCCCTAGATTTCCGGTTCTGCCCGAAGTGGTTCACAAGCCAGATATACTGGGAGCTCTAGCATGGATTACACTCAGTTCATGGCACACACGCTGACTGCTCTGGGGTTTCGACTACATGCGGTCTGGAATGCGTTTGATCCTCCCTTGGATCTGGAACAGGGTTGGCCCATCAAACTACCCGATGTGGAATTTGGTTCTGATACCCTGCTGCTGTTGCATTTCCAGGACATCGTGACACCCACGGATCGGGGCATTGAAGAACTGCTGCGAGTGGAGAAGCACTACGGAGATCGAGCCAATCGTGTGTTGATCACACATTATAACCACCGCTTGGACAGATACTATCGGGGACCATTGCATCTGATCGAATTCAACAACCACGACTATCAGATAGTGCTCAATCTCAAACAGCGACAGCAGGAGTGGATGCCCTGGATGGCCCAGGCAGACCGAGGCTGGCAGTGTCTCAATGGACGTCAGTGCGATCATCGCCGTCGAGCGGTTGACATGCTGCGCAACACATCCGGTGGCATTCTCAGCTGGGGCAACGATATACCCTTGCCGCAGTGGGCTTATGCTACCTATCGTGGTACCGAAAACGAAGACAATTTCATACGTCTGCGAGATGTGTACGGTCGCAGTGCGATCAACATCGTGACTGAAACACAGTATGATCGAGCTCCTGGCGTGGTATGCGAGAAGACCTATCTGGCTCTGCTGGCCCAGCAGGTGCCCATAGTGATAGGATATCCGGGTATCGTGGCTGACTGCGAAAGCATGGGTCTGGACATGTTCCGGGACCTAGTGGACACCAGCTATGATACCTTGCCCAACGATCAACGAGTAGAGCAGGCCATCCTGAGAAACTGGGATCTAATCACAGGACACCGTGATCTTGGGCCCTATCAGGCACGCTTGCAGAGCCAACAGCAGTGGCTACTGGATCAGTGGCCACAAAAACTACGCGACGATTTTGCGGCAGCAGCCCGGCAGTTAGCCCAGACTATCTAGCCATTGTGCGGGATCAGAGTAGAGTCGTGCCACAGTGGCTTCACGCCCACCATACAGTGTCACTAGCCATTGTGCGGGATCAGAGTAGAGTCGTGCCACAGTGGCTTCACGCCCACCATACAGTGTCACAGTGTGACCACCGATAGATCGCCGGAGATGCCAGGGGCAGGTCAGTTGCGCCAGCTGCCGTATGCGGTTGGGGGACAAGGTCACTTGGCCTAGATCCACCTGCCAGGCAGTGACCGCGCTGGCAAATATGCGATTGCCAGTATGGCTCAACTGCAATCGACCCGCTGGATCTTTGCCTACCCACCAATTGATCAGTGCCTGGTCTAGGGTCCAATTGTGTTGCTGATTTGAGTTCAGCTGTTCCAACATCTGGCGGGTCAATTCCCGCCGATTCATTTCTGATCGCCGGGATAATGCGTGTGGCAGGTACTGCGATAACCAGTGGGTGTGGGTGTGCCACAGCTGACACGATTGAAACAGCCGGGTTCGTCACACAGATCTAGTGCTGCTCGCATTTTTGCTTCTTCGCCGCTCTGCCAGGCCTTGATCAGCTGATCTCGGGCATTGAGATCAAACTCATTGCTGATGGTCATGCCCGGACCACATAGAGGCACGTAGGCTTCAGGCCCAAAGCCCAGGCGATCGTAGATCAGGTAGCGGAACGTGCCACCTTCTTGGGCATGGTCCACTATGGCGTTCATGACCCATTGGGTCACGGCCAGGCGAGTTTCGGGGTCACATCGCTTGACCAGTTCGGCGAAGTGGCGATCTTGCGCAGCCGTGGCCTCCTGCCATTGCTTTTGCAGTTGATCTAGGTTGTTCACAGGTACCTCCTGTCAGCGTGGGTAGATGGTTTCGCCTTGGCGCAGCAGCACCACG